CGGAGGAGATCCAGCATGTCTAAAAACTTGGCGTTCTACATGCACATCGACGGCTTCGATGGCTTCGACAAGTCGATCGACTTCGACAAGAAGCAGATTCGTCGTGCCATGAAGCAGGCCGGGAAACTGGTCACCAAGGACGCGCAGAAGGCTGTCAGCAAGACGATGAAGTCTGCACCTGGTCAATATCCCGGCCGCCGCAGCGGTCTGCTGCAGCGCTCCATCAAGGCAAAGGTTTCCCGATCGGGCTTTCTGGTTCGTGTCGCGCCGCAAATGGTGCCGGGCATGAAGCAGTTTTACCCAGCCTTCCTCTGGTACGGGGTCCGACGCAAGCCAGGTGCGAAGCGTGATAAGCGCTCCAAAGGAAACGCATCGACACGTATCGAGCCACGCGGCAACTACATGATCGACACGCTGGAAGGGCGCGGCCAGGATATCCGCACACTGTTGGCTGATGCCTTCGGCCGCAGCCTCACCATCAAATAGGCTTTCACATGAAGTTATCTCAGATCGTCGCGCACTTGCGCGACCGCTGCGCATTGTTCGAGCGCCGTGTATCTGGCGGAATTGACTGGGAGGCACTGGAAGACTCCAGCAAGCTGCCCATGCCGGCAGCGCACGTCATCGTGACGGACGATGACCCAGATCCGAACAAGTACCAGAACGTATCCACTCAGGACATCAAGGACGGATTCGACGTGTGCGTTGTGCTGGAGGCGCCGGACAACAAGTCATTGCAGCGGATTGACGAGGTGCACGACATTCGCGCACTGCTGTTCCTCGCATTGGTCGGATGGGTTCCGATGCCGGACTACGACCCGATCGAATACGAAGGGGGGCAGCTGGTGCTGATCAACCGCTATCGCATGGTCTATCGGTTCTCGTTCTCCGCCGAATGGACGCTGGGCCGCACGAAAGGCACTGATCCACCAGAGACTTGGGAGGAGTGGGAGCACGACGGCTTTCCAAAACTTGAAGGTATCGATATCGACGTCGACGCGATCGATCCGATGGTGGACAAGAACCTGAAGCAACAAGGCCCGGATGGGCGAATCGAACTAACCATGAAAGGAGATTTACCGCAATGAGCAAAGTACGCACCATTTTTGTCATCCCTGTGGAGGGCCGCATCGTCCCGGATCCGGAACGCGGCGGCGACCTTCCGAAGGAGGGAAACAACGTTCCGCGCACGCCGTACTGGCTGCGCGCTGTCACCGCCGGCGATGTGCAGGAGAAGAAGTCCGCGGCCGATAAATCTACTGCCAAGGGGAAAGCCGAATGACAGTCCCATTCAACAACACGCCTGCTGATGCCCTGGTTCCTCTGTTCTACGGCGAAGTCGACAACAGCATGGCGAACAGCGGCTCAACAGCGTTGCGCAGCCTGATCGTCGCGCAGGTGAACGATGACGTCGACTTGGCTGTGAGCGCCCTGCAGATCGTAGCGCGCACCAGCGACGCGATCGCGATCGGTGGCGATGGCTCGATGCTGGCGGCCATGCATGCCCGCTGGCGCAAGATCGATCTCGGCGGCGAGGTCTGGGTCCTGCCGGTTAAGGTCGTTACAGGATCGATCGCCAGCGGTAAGGTGACGTTCACCGGTACCGCGACCGAGGCCGGTCTGATCAATTTGTATATCGGTGCCACGCGGGTGCGGGCATCGGTAGTGGTCGAGCAGATTGCAGCCGAAACTGCTACGGCACTGGCTGCAGCAGTCAACGCCGCGACGGGCTTGCCTGTGACTGCAGAGGCGCTCAACGGCGTCGTAAACCTGTCCTGCCGCTGGAAAGGCGACACGGGTAACGACATCAAGCTGGCCGTCAATACCAAAGGTGCCGCAGCGAACGAGAAGACCCCTGCGGGGTTGGCGGTCGTCCTGGTGAATCCTGCGGGCGGCACCGGTTCGCCGGACATCGCTCAACTGCTGGCATTGGTCGGCGACGAGCCGTTTGAGTTCATCAGTCATCCGTACTCGGACGTGAATACGCTCGACGATTTCCGCGACTGGATGAATGACAGCTCCGGCCGCTGGTCGTATGCGCAGCAGTTGTGGGGGCATGTCTACACAGCGCAGCGTGGCACGCTTGGGCAGCTGGTGGCGGCCGGACGTGTCCGTAACGATGCTCACATGACCATCGCTGGCTTTGAAGCGACCGCACCCGACCCGATCTGGGAAGAAGCGGCCGCCTACTGCGCGCGACAGTCTGTGTTCCTGTCCGTCGATCCGGCGCGGCCGACGCAGACAGGCGAACTGGTCGGTCTGACGCCAGCACCACCAGGCCAGCGCTTCATTTGGTCGGAGTTCCAGTCGCTGCTGAAGAATGGCATCGCGACTCAGAATTACGACGGCGGAGCCGTTCGTATCCAGCGGGCGATTACAACCTACCAGCGCAACGCCTACGGCCAGCCAGATGATTCCTATCTGGACAGCGAAACCATGCACACGACCGGCTACGTGATGCGCTACCTGCGATCGATCATCACCAGCAAGTATGGCCGCCACAAGCTGGCCAACGACGGAACACGCTTTGGTGCTGGCGACGCGCTGGTGACGCCAAGCACCATCCGGGGCGAACTGATCGCTGCGTATCAGGAGCTGGAGCGTCGCGGCATCGTGGAGAACTCGGCCTTGTTTGCAAAGTATCTGATCGTGGAGCGCGTTGCCGGCAGCCCTAATCGCCTCAATGTGCTGTTCCCGCCGGACTACGTCAATCAGCTGCGTGTCTTCGCTCTGCTGAATCAGTTCCGCCTGCAGTACGCAGAAGCGGCATAACGCCAACGTCATCGAAGTAACACGGCCCGGTATATCCGGGCCGTTTCTTTTTAGGGAGTCTCACATGGGACAAAAAACAGCGGGTACCTGCTACGTGAAGGTAGACGGTTCCCAACTGACGATCACGGGCGGCTGCGAAGCGCCGCTGATGGACGTCAAGCGCGAGACGATCGTGCCGGGCTTCTTCAAGGAAGAAGACCTGGTGCCATACGTCAAGGTCGACGCGGTGCACACACCGGACTTTCCGCTGGAGAAGTTGACCACCGGGACCGACATGACGGTCACGGTCGAGTTCAAGAACGGGAAGGTTTACGTGCTGGCCGGTGCATACATCGTCGGTGAGCCAAACAGCGCGGGCGATGACGGCAAGGTCGCTCTGGAATTCAACGGCATCAAAGGGACATGGCAATGAAACTGAAAAAACCGATTACCGCTCATGGCGATGAGGTTACCGAAATCATTCTCAAAGAGCCGACCGGGCAAGACTGCCGGGCGGTCGGTGGACTGCCGTACTCGATTGCGGCGGACGAAACTGTTTCCATCAATGCCGCTGTGGCGATGAAGTATATCGGCCGTTGCGCCGGCCTTCCGCCGTCATCTGTCGATCAGATTTGTCCGTCCGATCTCAACACGCTGTGCTGGGAGGTCGCGGGTTTTTTCTTGAGCGAGACCTCCGCAACGTAGACGAGCTGATCGACCTGGCGTTCAACTGCGCGGACTTCTGGCGGGTTGATCCCGAAGTGGAATTGACCCGCCCCATCTCCGTAATCATGCAACACAACGCCCAGGCATGGCGTCTCGCTCAATCAAGGAAAAACGATGGCCGATAAGTTTCAACTGAAGGCGCTGATCACAGGCGTCGACAAGTTGTCGCCTGCGCTGGCCGGTATCAGAAAGAACGTCGCGCAGTTCCGCAAGCAACTGAAGACGAGCAGCCTTGGCGACAAAATCTCCTTCGGCGAACTGCTGCAGGGCGGCGCTCTCGCGCTGCCGTTCATCGCAGGCGCCAAAGCCGCCATCGACTTCGAGTCGGCGATGGCTGATGTGCGCAAGGTGGTCAATTTCGATTCGCCGCAGCAGTTCAAAGACATGAGCAAGGACGTGCTGGATCTGTCCAAGCGCCTGCCGATGGCGGCAAAGGATATCGCCGCGATCGTCGCGGCCGGTGGGCAGGCCGGGTTCGATAAGAGCGAGCTGGGCCGCTTCGCCGAGGATGCCGTCAAGATGGCGGCCGCGATGAAACTCGGCGTCGAAGCAGGACGGCTAGCATATGAGGCCGGTCGGATGCCCAAGAAGCTCTATGCCACGGCGAGCAGTCCGCTGGCTGGAGTGGTCGGAAACTGATCTTTCTTAGTGGGCCAGGCGCTTTCGCCTGGCA